TTGTTTTACAAATATACGAATTTTGTATGAGATTACAAAATTTATTTAACTATTATATTTGTGAATGTTGCAGTCAACCAACTATTTATATCTTTCCAGTTCTGAAGTATTTTGTATTTCATACCTACTTTTAAAAAATCCATCTTTTCGAATTTTTTATTAGGTTCATTATATCTATCCAAAATTTTTAATCTATTTTGTACTGATATAGATGGTTCAGCCAAAGACATTATTTGTTGATTTCTCATAACAATATCTTTATTATCCATTATATCTTTGTATATTTTAGATTGTCCTATTCTTTCTCTACATAGTTGAAATAACTCATCAAATGTAAAATCCTTATCTTCTGATAACTCAGGAAATCTTTTTAATACGGTCTTTAAACCACAACCCTTTACGCCGGGAACATTATCTGAATTATCACCATCCAACGTCCTAAATAAAAGTAAATTTTGCGGCCATAAACCCCACTCATCGAAAACCATTTGCCTATCATAGAATTTCTTTTTAGTTGGTGAATACACTTTTGTTGTTTCATTTACTAATTGTAAAAAATCTTTATCAGTTGAGGCAATTACAACTTCCTCTCCTTCTTTTTTAAGTTCGGTTGTTATATATGCAATTGCATCATCAGCTTCCATACCATCATATATCATTGTAGTAACAGGCAGATAATCTAATATATCAGCCAACCAAACGAATTGACGTTTCATAGATACACTTTCATCTTCCTCATTCATCATTTCAGGATATTGTCTATTAACTCTGAATCGATTTTTACCTCTTTCAGATTTATATCCCTCATAGATTTTTTTGCGTGAGTTAGAACCACCTTTGCCATCAAAAATAACGATAACTCTGGTTGGGTTGAATTGACGAATTTGGGCACCTATCGAATTTAGTGTCCCAGTAACGCCACCCACATGGTCACCATCCTCATTCATAGCCGGATTTGTTGTCCAGCTACGAATGAAGGTGTTGAGACCATCAATGATAAGAACTTTACTATTACGCACTCTTAAGTGTGATGTTTCATGTTCTGATTCTACTTCGTTAAGAAGCTTTTTGTATAGTTCTTTCATTTGTTTTTTGTAACCTTTATTTTTTACTTAGAAAAGTATTTTTCAATTGCTTCCAATCTATCATCTGCATCTATTAACATATGAAGAGCCTCTTCAGCGTTATTATAGAAATCTTTTGTAGAATGGTCACCAATACCTACGCCTTTTGTTCCCAAAAGATCTAATGTAAGTAATGCTTTAGCTCTATCAGCTTCAGCAGATGTTTTTAGCATTTTAATTAAATTTTCATTCATAAATGTAATTTTTTAATCTCCAATTACCTCCGAATCTACTATGAGATTATCGGTGTCCATTGAATCTTTTTTGTATTGTAAAATTGTTGATTCGCAAATTCTTTTATAAATCTGCTCTTTAACTTCCGTATTGGATTCTAATGTAGAAGGAAAATCTTTCGATTGAAACTTAATGATTTCACCAGTATCAATATCAGTATATTCATACCAAGCTCCACTTTGTTTTACAATTCCATTATCTTTCATTAATCCCAACCATGCTCCGTAGTTATCAATACCTCTATCAAAGAAGATATCGAAATCGGCGGAACGTAATGGTGGTCCCATACGATTCTTTACAACCTGGCATCTTACTTTGATACCAACAATTCTATCGTTACCATTTTCTTTCGCCTTAATCGTTCCCATACTCTTTAATCTTAAACGAACCGATGCATGGAAAGCGATAGCTTTACCACCAGAAGTTGTCCAAGGGTCAGAGAATGGCATTGCGTTCATCTTCTGTCTTAATTGATTTGTGAAAACCAAAGTGATTTTCTGTCTACCAATAAGATTTGTGATTTTACGCATTGCTTTGGAAATGATAATTGCTTTATCCGTAGCGTAACCATCCTTACCATAATCAGCTTCCATCTCCTTTTCAGTTGATGCTGCTGCTACTGAATCTACAACGATTGTCACATACCTATCTTTCGATGCAACTCTTACCTTTTCGATAATAGTTTCGGTGTATTCAAAACATTGTTCAACAGTCTCAGCCGTTACATAAAGTAATTTGGTTGTATCTACTCCAATGGCTTCTAAGAATTCTCTACTTACGGCGTTCTCCGTGTCAATCAATACAGCGATACCACCTAACTTTTGTGTTTCGGCAAGTAAGTGAGCTGATACTAATGATTTACCACTTTGTTCTAATCCCGTAATTTCGGTAATTCTACCAACAGGCAAACCTCCATAAGGTCTATTAGAGATTGCCACATCCAACATTGATGCTCCGGTCGATACCCAACCTTCTACGTTTGTAGGGGAGTCATTGTTGTCCAAAAAGAATGCTATCTTTTGGTCTTTCGCTTGTTTGTTAAGGGACTCGGCGAGTACTTCCGCCAAGTCTATTTCCTTAGTTGCTTTCGCCATAAATTTTTGTTATTAAGAATTGAATAAATCATCAAAAGCTGCTGCCACATCATCTAATTTCTTAGCTGGTGCTTCTGCTTTTGGCGCTTCGTGTGTTCCACCCATATCATGCGATACATCTTTGTTAGATGATGCTGATGGTGATTTAGAAAGTTCTTCTGTTGATGTTGATGTTACTGAATCATCTTCACCCGCAGATGGATTTAACCAACCTTCTAACACACTTTTCAATTCTGCATAACTTAATTCAGAATAAAGTTCGGTAATGTTTTTTTGTTCGTTTAGAAACTTATCAGTTAGCTCTTTAGTATCAGTTAATGCTGATTCTTTTGGTTTAACTCTGATAGTTGTTACAGGATACGAAGTTCCACTATCTTCTGCTGAAACGATTTCAACAACGATATCTCTTCCTTCATTTGGGTCAGTAATATCACCATAATCCGGGTCAGCGATGTAACCTAAGATTTCTTGATACACTGTCTTACCAAATCCCCAAAAACGAACACCTTCACCTTCTTCACCTCTTACCAATACAGGTACGAAAGTTCTAAGTTTCGGCTCCATTTTCTTTGCTGCCTTCCAATCTTCCTTATCACCCATTCTTTTAAGTTTCTCAGCGAACTCAACGATAGGGTCAGGTCTTCCGAAAGATGATGGTGAAAGATAAGTTTTGTTGTTGATTCCGTAGTGGAATAATAATTCGATAAAAGGATTTTCCTTGTTAAATTTGTAAGGAACTAATCGAATTTGATGTTTGCCAGGAGTTGGCTTCCATTGTTCTACAGTCTTTGATGTAGTGCTTTGTAGTTTGTTCAGTCTACCTCTGATTGCGTCTAAGTTAATAGCCATTTTTTTGAGTTTTAAAGGTTTATAATTTAAAGTTTTAAGGTTTATTCTGAGTGCGATTACGCAACTCTTTTATTACCTATAAATATATTGTAATTACAAATATACAACAAATTTTTCGGATTTCCTAATAAATTATTGAATATTTTTGAACATTTGTGGAACTGTGCCATATACCGGCAATTTACCATCCCATTTGTTAATATACTCCAATTGTAACAATAGTGGAGTTAGGGTTACTTGCTTCATTCGGTTTGATTCAGCCTCAGCTTTTGCCGATGTCAACATAGCCTGAGCGTTACCTTCTGCGGTTGCTACTTTAATCTTTGCCTGTGCTTCAGCGGTTTTAACTTCATTCTCTGCTCTTAATGCTGCTTGAACTGCATTGTTCTTAGCTTCAATTGATTTCTTAAATGTTTCAGGGTAAATCAAATTCGATGTGAACTGATTAATTGTAAATCCCTCTTTTAATAATTGGGCATCCAATAATCTACGAACTTCAACTTCAAATATTGCACGATTACTAATTAATTCATCAGCCGTATATTTGTTAGTTGCTAATCTGAATGCATCATACACAGCTGTCTTTAAGAAACCTTCCTCAATATCAGCCAATGGTCTACGATACTTAGCGAAGATTGCAGGTACTTTATCCCTTTGTACTGAATAGTTCATAATAGGTGATACATTAAATTCAGAACCATCCTTACTATTTACAATGAATGAATTATCCGCATCTTCTGTTTTTTTATATTCTTTGTGTTGAATATATGTTGGGAACTCATAAATTTTTGTTGTAATTGGATTAAAAAATACCATACCCGTAACTGCTACTACATCATCTACGCCTTTGTTATCACCATATTGGTTTACTTTAACACCCACATAACCCGCATCAATTCTTTCACACGAATTGAATAATACTACTAATAGGATAAAACCTATTACACTTGCTCCGATTGCTTTAATCATTTTTTTAAATTTTAATTGTTTTTCTAATTGTTTTTGTTGTTCTTGTTCTTCACGCTCCTTCATTTGACGAGCATACCTTTCTTCAAACGATTCCATATTATTTTATTTTTATTTTAGTTAATGCGTTAATTACTGATACTAATCTATTTATTTCAATATCTTTGTTAGCTACAATGGTTGAATATGCTTCGTTGTTCTCTCTAAGGTATTCAACTTTAGCTTCCAACTTTGCCAACTCAATACCTAAATTTTCTTTTGTAGAATGAAAGGTATGTTCGTATTGTGCTAACTGTCTATGACATGCTATTTCAAGCTCAGCTACCTCTTTAAGCCTTTTAAGTTTTTCGTTTTCAATATCTTCATTTAGCTTTTGATATTTTTCCTTACGATACAATTCCAACTCCCTATCAAACAATTGCTTTTCAATATCCAATTGTTCTCCATTGTGATTTTTGTTTTTTCCAAACATATAATTTTGTTTTTAATTATTACATACCATACCCACCCATTGGAGGGGTTGGTTGTTTATCTTTTTGTTCCGGTTTAATACCAACTACACATTCAGTTGTAAGTAATAATCCAGCAATAGATGCTGCATTTTCTAATGCTAAACGGGTCACTTTAGTTGGGTCAATAATTCCTGTTTCAATCATATCAACATATTCATCAATTCTGGCATTATATCCAAAGTTACCACCCAATTCTTTTACTTTATTGATAATAACATCAGGCGAACCACCTGCGTTTGATATAATAGTTTTAAATGGTGATTGAATTGCTGATTGGATAATATTAGCTCCCAATTGTTGGTCAGCGTTTTCCAAATTGATATGAAATGCGGTATTAACCAATACATCAGCTGCCTTCAACAAAGCAACTCCACCGCCAGGTACAATACCTTCAGCCACTGCTGCTCTTGTTGCATGTAGTGCATCATCTACTCTATCTTTCTTTTCTTTCATTTCAGTTTCGGTAGATGCTCCAATGTAAAGGATTGCCACACCACCTGCTAATTTAGATAATCGTTCTTGTAACTTTTCTTTATCATAATCAGA